TCTACTGATTCTTGACGAAACGTTTGATAGTAGTTTGGACGCAGACGGTGTGGATAATCTGTCGAAGATTCTTGAGACACTAGACGAAGACACCTGCGTATTTGTTATTTCACACAAAGGAGAAATGCTAGACGGTAAGTTTGATGAAAAGATCGAATTCGTTAAATCGAAAAACTTTAGTAAAGTCGCTTGACCTCAAGCGCAGAAAAGTGTATAATCTATTGAAATTAACGTGCATAAAAGTGCGAGGATATTATGGAACTAACTGAAAAGACGTTGACTGTTCTGAAGAACTATGCAACGATCAACCCTAACGTTGTCATCAACAACGGCAACGTGATCAAGACGATCTCTGAGGCTAAGAATGTTCTTAGTTCTGCTGAGGTTGATGTAGAATTTCCCAAGCAGGTCGGCATCTATGATCTGAGTGAATTTCTGAGCGTGTTGTCTCTCGTTGACTCGCCTCGCCTGGCGTTCGAAGACAACAACTTTTTGATCAGTGATGGTAGCGGGCGCACTCGTATCAAGTACTTTTACTCTGATATAGATATGCTTACTGTTCCCAGCAAAGACATTGTGATGCCAGAGTGTGAAGTATCGTTTGCTCTGGATCGCGAGACGTTGACTCGTGTGAAGCGAGCGGCATCTGTTCTCGGTCACACTGAGATGTCTCTATCTGTTGTGAACGATGTTCTACAATTGTCTGTGATTGATCAGAACGACAAAACTTCTAACGTGTTCTCTATCGATGTTGATGGTGAATACAAAGATCCTAATTTCAACTTCGTATTCAACATTGCGAACTTGAAGATGGTTGATGATGATTATCGCGTCGATATCTCATCTAAATTGATTTCTCATTTTGTCAATGAGATTAGCGGTATCCAATACTGGGTAGCACTTGAAAAAACTAGCACTTACGGAGAATAATGCTATGGCTAAGAATGAAACGAACGAAAGCGTCGAGCAACTGATGGAACTCGCTAATCGCGTGACCCGCAGTACTGTCGCTGTAATTGATACCGTGACCGGACGTGGTGGTTTTCGCGGTGAAGAACTCTCGACGATTGGTCAGTTGCGAGATCAATCTATTCAACTGATCCAGCTTGTTGAACAAATGCAAGGTGAATCTGGCGAATAAATCTGATATAATGCTCCTATGAAAAAGCTGTGGACTATCTGGAAGTATGCAATCGGTAGTTTCAGTGATGACAAGACTGCTGACTATGATAATCATGTCGCGGTCATCCGAACGCTTGTTGTTGTAATTAATGTGGTATGTGCCTGTATGATTATGGCAAACATCGTTCACAATTGGTAACTTATTATGGTGCGGAGTAATTTATGTCTAAAGATTTTCTCTGGGTTGAGAAGTATCGTCCTCGCAAGGTAGAAGATTCTATTCTACCAAAAAAACTGAAAGATGTTTTTACAAAGATCGTGCAGTCTGGTGAATTGCCCAACATGCTTTTCACCGGCACTGCTGGTCTTGGTAAGACTACCGTAGCACGAGCAATCTGTGACGAACTTGGCTATGACTACATTGTCATCAATGGTTCTGAAGAGGGCAACATCGATACGCTACGTGGCAAAATCAAGCGTTTTGCATCCTCCGTCTCTCTAGGTGGCGATGTTAAGGTCGTCATTCTAGATGAGGCTGATTATCTAAATCCTCAATCGACACAGCCCGCTCTTCGTGGATTCATCGAAGAGTTTTCTGATAACTGTCGATTCATTCTGACTTGCAACTTCAAGAATCGAATCATCGAGCCGCTACACTCTCGGTGTGGCGTGTATGAATTTAATACGACTAAGAAAGAAATGCAGACTCTTTGTGCTGATTTCTTTGTGCGATTGATTCACATCCTTGAGTCTGAGCAAGTCGCATTTAACAAAGACCTACTTGCGCAACTGATTATGAAGTACGCCCCTGACTGGCGGCGTGTGATCAACGAGTGCCAGCGATACTCGATTGGTGGTCAACTAGAATCTACAGTTCTCAACAATGACGCAAGTGGCAACTACGATTCTCTTTTCAAGTCTCTCAAAGACAAAGACTTTAAAAAGATGCGTAGTTGGGTCGCTCAGAACGTAGACGTTGATGTGTCTGCAATCTTTCGTCAAATCTATGACAACATGTACGAGAAAGTGGACGCATCTTCGATTCCACAACTGGTGTTGATTCTTGCTGACTACCAGTACAAGAATGCCTTCGTTGCTGACCACGAGTTGAACATCGTTGCATGTATGACTGAGATCATGGCAAACGTGGAGTTTAAGTGATGAATCCGTTTGACTATGTGACTGCTATTAATCATGGCAAGCAAGACATCATGGACGATGATTTGAAAGAGAAAGCCTATAACTCTTTTCTGACGAATCGATCACTGAGTTATTTTCCTGATACCGTTGCCGCGGCTAACGTTATGAATCAGTTTCACCACTTGGATAACAAGTTACAATTTCATTTTTTACTAAATATAGTAAGAAAGCGAAAGCGATTCTCTAAGTGGGAGAAACAAGAGACTTTCGATGACGTGGAAGCGGTAAAGGAGTATTATGGATACAGCAACGAAAAAGCACGTTCGGCTTTATCCCTCCTTTCACCTGATCAAATTAATGAAATAAGAACAAAGGTCTAGAAAGGTGGAAGAAAATAGAATTTGGAAACCAGCAGATATGCTGGAAGTGACGTTGAACGAACCTGACGATTTTCTCAAGGTTCGCGAGACTCTGACAAGAATGGGTGTAGCATCTCGACGTGAAAACAAACTGTTTCAGTCATGCCATATCTTGCACAAGCAAGGTCGATACTTTATCGTGCACTTCAAAGAGTTGTTTCTGCTTGACGGCAAGAAGTCTAATCTAGAAGAGGCTGATGTTCTGAGACGAAACACCATCGCTACGTTACTAGCGGATTGGGGACTCGTGCAGATTGTCGATAAGGCTCAGGTAGCAGAGTGTGCGCCACTGCGACAAGTGAAGATCATTTCTCACAAGGATAAAGACCAGTGGGAGTTGTGTCCAAAGTATAACATCGGCAATAAGGCTTGACGCCCGAAGAGCATTATTATAGAATGAAAAAAATTTTCGGCGACAGACTACCCAATCCACACAACGAACCAAAGAAGTTTGAGTTTTACGTGAAGATGTATCGATACTACCATTTTAGTAGAGATGGTAAGAATCACTGGGTTGCCTAATGAAGCGTATCATTATACTAACCCTTTTGCTGGGGGCAAATGCTTATGCGGCAAAACCCAGTATCTTTCAACAGCACATGGATTTGTGTCTTGAAACTATTGAGAGCGAGTGGTATACAAAACGAATACAATTGTCAGAGGTAGAAAAGACTTCTAAGACTAGCCGGCTTGTGGCTTTAAGATGTGAACCACCTGCTTGTGCAAAACCGTTTTCTTGGTTTGGATACGATGTGAAAGACAATGCTTTCTCCACCAAGATTACTAACATGTGGTGTAGCATCAAAGATGGAGAAGAGCCTGTCTTATCAGATTACAGAGATGTGGGCTGGGAATCACCTAGCTCCGAGCAATAGACTCGACCTGACAAGTCTTCTTGCGTGAAAACTTGATTGGTGTTCCTTCTCTGACTTGACGCGAACGAATTCGAAACTCAGTAATTTCTTCAACGTCATACTTGCAGTCTGTTTTGATAGTGTACTTATTACCTTGCTTGTCTTTGATCTGAATTGTGTCTTGAGACGTATCAAACTTAACAATCGGAGTAAGATTGGCAGTGACAACACTCTCATTAGCGAATGAGATTAGCGGTAACATAAGTAGTACGAGGATGATGTTTTTCATATTTGCCTCCAGTCGCCTCACGGCGTAGGTATTGTTACATTTTTATTACACTGTATATACCTTATATATAGGTTTTTGGACTTAGACCATGAAAAAAGATGACAATCTTCTTGTGAAAATCAACAAGGAAGATAAGAAAGAATTTATCGCGCTGTGTAAAGAATTGGATACAAGCGCATCTCGTGAAGTTAGACACTTCATAAAAAATTTTATACAAGAGAACCAAAAGCAAACTTCTCGCGTATAAATAACCGCGTGATGCCTTTATAGGGTCACATATACAACACAACCTTGCTTAATTAATTAGGAGGTACCGTTTATGGTAACTAAAGCATTTACCTTTCCGCGTTCGCATTTTATTGGCTTTGATCACGTTTGGTCTGAGATTGAGCGTCTTTCAGAAATGTCTGACAACAAACTCTATCCGCCTCACAACGTAGTCAAGCATGACGAATCGACGTTTTCAATTGAACTTGCACTGGCTGGTTATAGCAGAGACAACCTAGAAATTGAAGTGAAAGAAGGCAACGCTCTTCTTGTGATTTCTGGCGACAACCGAGTTAGCGAAGACGAAGATAGAGAGTACCTGCATCGTGGAATCTCCGGTAAGAAGTTTACTCGCACCTTTAGACTGTCAGAACATGTTGTTGTTGATGGAGCAGACTTCGTGGACGGATTACTCGTCATTAACTTGAGGGTAGAGGTTCCAGAAGAGAAGCGTCCAAGAAAAATCTCAATCTCTTCTTAAAGGACGTAATACAATGAAAAAGGTACTACTGTTGGCAGGTCTCCTGGCTGCCGCACAAAACACTATTGCTGATGAGTCTTACACTGCAAAGGCAAACGACGAAGGCAAATTCTGCGCACGTATCAAGCAACAGGCTGTTGGAGTTGGCGTTACTTGGCGTACCAAGTGCCGTACACTCGAGGAGTGGCGTGAGCGTGGGTATGAAGTTTCTGACCCTGTCACTCTTGAGCCACTTGACAAGCAGATGCTTGCTCAGGTTGGTTCCAAAGAAGGAGAGGCATGAAAAGAATTTTAGCCCTCGTACTTGCATTGGGTTTATCTGCTAGTGTTAGCGCCAATGATATCGAAGAAGTAAAAGTGTATGCAACAAAGATCGACAACTCAGGCTATACTATGAGAGCCGGTCTGACAAATGTTGCGTTGTTGCACGAATACGACGAAAGACTTGACACTTGGCACTACATTGGCTATACTGATGAATACGGTCAAACTGTAAAAGTTGATGTTGATAAATCTATCAACGAAGCTATTGCAGACGCCGTGAAAACATTCTTCAGTGTCGATTAACTCGATGTATAAATAATAACGGTTTGCGGAGTTCCGTTTAAATAAAACTCCGCCTTATATAAGGAGCTAATTATGATTAGGGCAATTGGAGACTGGGTGAAAGATTTCTTTATGGGTCTTACCCACGCGCAAGCAGGATGGACTACCATCGGAGTTCTCGGCGTTATCGTACTTCTAGCTATTGTATAGGATTTTAATATGATTGAAGGGTACATGCAGGTTGATCTGAACGATCCGCTTGCAGTTAAATATCATGAAGTCGCATTAAAATCTTTTGAGTGCGTATCAGACATTTTCAAAATAAATGTAGTGCAGTGTGTCACACCTGATACGCTTCTCGATCTTCCTTTCTCGGAAGACAAAAGAAGATCCCCTCAAGAAAAAGCTTCCTTGTGTTCTCAATACAGAATGCACAAGCGCATGTCTCAAACGTCTGACGAAAAACCGATGGATCGTTTCTTCATCATGGAGCATGATGCATATCTAAGACCCGATCAACAAGAACTGTTTCGCATGATCATGTCTAAGTGGGAGCAGATGATTACTCTCAACATTGGCATTGCTATGGAATGCTATACGTGTAAGCGCCAGATTTCAAAGCTATTCTGTGAGGCTGTAGAAAACGACAAGAATACCAAAATGACTGGTCCTATGGGTATTCTACATACTGTCACAGATTTTTGGGTAAAAAAGAACAATCTTCAAGTTCGTGCTGTGTATTGGCCGAAGTTAGGCAAAGACAACAAAACTGGCATTTCGAACAATGTAACCAAAGCACATAGAAAGCCTCAAGTTGTTATAGAAGCACCAGTTACTCAATTGATCGATACAAGTCTAGGAACAACAGTGATCGACAGACCAGAGTCTCAAGTAAAAAACTTTTACAATCAGGACACGCATCCTAATTTTCATTTCGTTGATTTGTCGGCAGAGGTTGACAACCCCGACATAACTTTAGTATAATACATACATGAAATTTTATACGAATGTTGTCCGCGCGGGCAACAAAATACTCTATCGTGGTTACGAAAGTGGTTCTCGCGTCGAGCGCAGAATCCCTTACACTCCTACGTTGTTTGTCGAAAGCAATCGCGCCTCTGGTAAGTTCAAAACGTTGTACGGTAAAGCCGTCGAGCCTATGCAGTTCGGCAGTATGTCAGAAGCCTCTGACTTTATGAAGCAGTACGAGAACGTGCCCAACTTCTCCGTACACGGACAGACGAACTACGTCACTCAATTCATCGGCGACACTTTCCCTAACGACATCAAGTTTGATCGTGATCTGATCAACGTACTGACCATCGACATCGAGGTCGCGTCTGATCAAGGCTTTCCTCACCCCAGAGAAGCCGCGCATCCGATCATCTCTATTGCCGCCAAGTCAAATCAATCCAACACCTATTACGTGTGGGGCATGGACGATTACGACGAATCGCTAAACGATTGCGATGTCACCTACTTTCGTTGTGAGAATGAATACAATCTACTCACTGCGTTTCTTGGCTGGTGGCAGGGCAACTGCCCAGACGTGCTGACTGGCTGGAACTCCAAACTCTTTGATATTCCATATCTGGTGCGCCGCACTCAACAAGTTCTCCATGCTGAGGCTGTAAAGAAGTTCTCGCCATGGGGTCTCGTACGCGAGCGTGAGATTCGCATGATGAACACAGTCGAGATTGCATACGAGATCGAGGGTGTGTCTCAGATGGACTACCTTGATCTGTTTAAGAAGTTCGGTAAGCAAACGTGGGGCGAGCAAGAATCATACAAGCTTGATCATGTGGCTCACGTGGTGCTTGGCGAGCGTAAACTGTCGTACGAAGAATACGGTTCGCTTCACTCGCTGTACAAGTACGACTACCAAAAGTTTATCGACTACAACATCAAAGACGTTGAGTTGGTTGATCGGTTCGAAGAAAAGATGGGCTTGATCTCGCTGGCTATGACGATGGCATATCAAGCCAAGACTAACTATCAAGATACGTTTGGCACCACTGCAATCTGGGATTCGATTATCTACAATCAGTTGCTACACAAGAACGTGGTAATTCCTGGTAAGCCACCCATCGACCATGACGCTGGTAAGATCGTCGGCGGCTATGTAAAAGATCCATTTGTCGGTGCACATGACTGGGTTGTGTCGTTCGATCTTAACTCTCTGTATCCGAACATCATTGTGCAGTATAACATGTCGCCCGAGACTATGTGCTACGATGAGAAAGTTGACACTACGAAGTGCGCGAATGGAGCCATGTTCCGAAAAGATTTTGAGGGCATCATTCCTAATGTGATTCGTAAGTTCTACGACGACCGTGTGTCGATCAAGGGCAACATGCTCAAAGCCAAACAGAAGTACGAAGAAGCACCCACCAAGAAGCTTGAAAACAAAATCGCTACGATGGACAATCAGCAGATGGCGATCAAGATTCTAATGAACTCTCTCTATGGTGCACTCGCCAACAAATACTTCCGCTACTTCGATCAGAAGATTGCTGAGGGTGTGACCACAAATGGTCAGCGAGCGATCAAGTGTGCCGAGAAAGCAGTGAACGATGAAATGCAAGAGATTCTTGGCACCAAAGATGACTACGTGATTGCAATCGACACCGACTCTGTGTATATCAACTTCGCGCCGCTGGTCGAG